AGCGGTTCGCGGAGCGCAACCGGCAGGCGCGCGAGATGGCGGTTGCCTACCTGGAGCGCGCCGGCGCCACCGGCCAGCAAGAGATGTCGGAAATAATGATCCAGCAACTGCGCCAGTTGTCGTATGACCTGATGCTGCGGCTGCAGGAGCTGCAAGAGGGCCTGGGGGCGGCGCCGGAGATGGAGGTGATCGGCAAGATCACCGACCTGGTGATGCGCGCCGGGCGCACCCTCCGCGACACCGAGGCGGCGACCGACCGGTCGACGGAGCGGCGCCGGCGGTTGCGCCAGGAGACGGCGGCGGAGGCGGCGGAGGCGGCCGGGCAGGAGGCGAAGCGCCAGGGATTGTCGCAGGAGACGATCGATACGATCCGGCAGCGCATCCTGGGGGTGGCGTGACCGATGATGGGGTGCTGCTGTCGTATCAGCGTGACTGGTTCGCGCTGACCGAGCAGCCGCTGGCGGTCATCGAGAAGAGCCGGCGGGTCGGCATCACCTGGGCCGACGCGGCGGGCGCGGTGCTGTGCGCGGCGGCCGCCGGCGGGCAGAACGTCTACTACATCAGCTACAACCTGGATCAGGCGCGGGAATACGTGGAGACCTGCGTGACCTGGGCGCGCCACTACGCCGAAGTGTGCTCGGCGGTCGAGGAAGCGATCGTCAAGGATGAGACCGGCGACTACCTGACCTACCGCATCACGTTCGCCAGCGGGCGGCGGATCGTCGGGCTGCCCAACCGGGCGGCGGCGATACGCGGCAAGCAGGGCCGCATCGTGATCGACGAGGCGGCCTTCATCCCCGACCTGGAAGAGGTGCTGAAGGCGGCGCTGGCGATGTTGATGTGGCGCGGGTCGGTGCGGGTCATCAGCACCCACAACGGGGTCAACTCGCCGTTCAACGAGCTGCTCGGCGAGATTCGCGCGGGGTCGCGGCGCGGGGTGGTGCGCAAGGTGACGATCGAGGATGCGCTGGAGGCCGGGCTGTACCGCCGCATCTGCGAGGTGACGGGCCAGCCGTGGACGCCGGGCGGCCAGGCGGAGTGGCTGCGCGAGCTGGCCGAAACCTACGGCGAGGCGGCGCAGGAGGAACTGTACTGCGTGCCGCGCGAGGGCGGCGCCATCTACTTCCCGCGCGCGCTGCTGCAGCGGGCGATGCGGGCGGCGGTGCCGGTGGCGCGCTACGAGCAGACGACTGAGTTCACCTACCTGCCGGAAGCGGATCGGGAGGCGGCGACCCGGGCCTGGATCGCGGAACACCTGGAGCCGGTGCTGGTGGCGGCGCGGGCGGCCGCGGGTGCGAGCGGGGAGCGGCGGCGCGGCTACCTGGGGATGGACATCGCGCGCACCGGGGACCTGTCGGTGATCTCGGCGGTGGTGGAGACGGCGCGCCTGGGGATCGAGACGGTGGTGCAGGTGGAGATGCGCAACGTGCCGTTCAGCGAACAGGAGCGGGTGTTGTGGTGGGTGGCGGACGGGTTGCCGGAGTTTTCGGGCGGCGCGATCGACGCGCGCGGCAACGGCCAGATGCTGGCGGAGCGGGCGGCGCAGCGCTACGGGGCGGCGTACATCCACCAGGTGATGCTGGCGCGCAAGGTGTACGCGGAGTACTTCCCGCGCTACCGCCAGCATCTCGAAGACCGCACCTGGACGCTGCCGCAGGACGCCGGGGTGATGGACGATCATCGGGTGGTGGCGCTCGACCGGGGGGTGCCGGTGATCACCGAGCGGACCGGCGCGGCCGGAGCGCAGCGGCATGGCGACTCGGCGGTGAGCAACATGCTGGCCGAGTACGCGCGGCACAACGACGACGGCACCTATCAGCCGTATGCGCATCACCGGGTGCGGATTGCGGGCATCGCCCGCTGGATGGGACATGGCGAAGAAGAAGACGACGACTGAGCGGGCGCAGACCCGGAGTCTGGGCGCGGCGGTGGCGGTGCCGGGCGTGGCCTCGATCAGGCAGGCGTGGGACGCGACCGCGGTGGCGACGGCCCTGGGGCCGCGCCAGTTGGCCCAGCTGACGCAGGCGGTGCGCGCCGGGGCCGACTACCACGACTACCTGGCCCTGGCCGAGGAGATGGAGGAGCGCGACCTCTACTACCGCTCGCTGATCAGCACCCGCAAGCTCGCGGTGCAGGCGATCGAGCCGACCGTGGCGCCGGCCAGCGATGACCAGGCGGCGGTCGACCTGGCGGCCGCGGTGCGGCGCGACATCGTGGATCGGCCCGAGTTCGTGGCCATGGTCTACGACGCGCTCGACGCCCTGGCCAAGGGCTACTCCGCCATTGAAGTGGTATGGCACACGCGCACCACGCCGTGGCGCCCGGCGGCCTATTACTGGCGCGATCCGCGCTGGTTCCGATTCGACCGGGCGACCGGGCGCGAGTTGCGGCTGCTGACCGACACCGCGCCGGTGGAGGGCGTGCCGCTGGAACCGTTCAAGTGGATCGTGCACTACCCGCAACTCAAGTCGGGGCTGCCGCTGCGCGGCGGCCTGGCGCTGCCGGCCGCCTACTACCACGTGCTCAAGAGCTACGACGTGAGCGCCTGGATCGCGTTCGTCGAGACCTTCGGCTACCCGTTGCGGGTGGGCAAGTACTCGAAGAGCGCTACCGAGAAAGACGTGGCGATCCTGAAGCGCGCGGTGGCGAACATAGGGCGGGACGTGGGCGCGGTGGTCCCCGATGACATGGTGATCGACATCGTGACCGGGGTGCAGCAGGGCAGCTCGGTGGACTACTACCAGAAGCTGGCCGACTGGTGCGACCGGCAGAACGCGGTGGGCGTGCTGGGGCAGGTGGCGACCACCGCGGGGACGCCGGGCCGGCTGGGGTCGGATGACGCGCAGAACGAGGTGCGCCACGACATCGTGCGGTCGGACGGGCGGCAGATCGCGGCCACCCTGCAGCGCGACCTGGTGCAGCCGTACGTCGATCTGAACCACGGGCCGCAGGAGGCGTATCCGCAACTGCAGATGGTCGTGGAGCCGCCCGAGGACGTGGCGCTGCTGGTGGACTCGGTAGCCAAGCTGGTACCGCTGGGCATGCCGGTGGCGGTCAAGGACCTGCGCCGCCGCCTGCGCCTCACCGAGCCGGCGGAGGGCGACCAGATCATCCAGCCGCCGGCCGCGGGGCCGGCGCCGGGTTCGAACCCCCGCGCCCTGCTGTCGGCGCTGGCGCGCGCCGGGGCCGGCGGGGTGGCGGGCGACTTCGACGAGATGCTGGACTTGATCGATGACGAGCAGTGGGAGCCGCTGTTGAGCCCGATTCACAGGGCGATAGACAAGCTGGCGGCCGAGTGCCGCTCCTACGCCGAGATGGAAGAGCGGCTGCCGGAGTTGCTGCGGCGGATCGACTCCGGTGAGATGACGCGGCGCCTGGCGATTGCCACGATGAAGGCGCGCGGCCTCGGTGACCGCGACTTCGCCGAGTAAGGTGGCGAACCCCAACCACCCCGCCGGCCCGCCGCCGCGCGAGGCTATCGACTACCTGCGGCGCAAGCGCGTCCGCACCGGGTTCTCCTACGAGGACGTCTGGGCGCAGGAGCACAGCATGGCGTTCACGGTCGCCAAGATGATGGACGTCGATCTGCTCCGCGACGTGCAGCGGTCGCTGATCACCGCGCAGCAGCAGGGCAAGCCGTTCGAGCAGTGGCGCAAGGAGATGGAAGGCGTGATGGCCAAGCGCGGCTGGTGGGGAGAGAAGGAGGTGATCGACCCCAAGACCGGCAAGACGGTCAAGGCGCAGCTCGGCAGCTCGCGCCGCCTGGAAACGATCTGGCGGGTGAACATGGGGCAGGCGAGCCAGGCCGGCATCTGGGAGCGGGGTTCCAGGTCATCGAGCCACCCCTACATCCTCTATCGGCTGGGGCCGAGCCAGGTGCACCGCGAGCAGCACGAGCGGTGGAACGGGCTGTTGCTGCCCAAGGAAGACCCGTTCTGGAAGACGGCGTTCCCGCGCAACGGCTGGGGGTGCAAGTGCACGACGCGCTTCGTGAGCCGCGCGCAGGCCGAGCGCTACCGGCGCAAGGGGCTGCCCGGCGGCGGCAAGCCGCAGGAGAAGGCGCCGGCTCTGAAGCGCATGACCTACACCAACACCAGGACCGGCGAGGTCCGCCAGGGGTTCGAGGGGATCGATCCGGGCTTCGAGTACAATCCGGGAGAGGGCCGCGAGCAGCAACTGCGCACCGCCTTCCGGGAGCGCGACGCCATCTTCGCCGGCACGGTGGAACCGAACCCGAACAGCACCGACGTCGGCAGCGCGCTGGACGTGCCCACAGACCCCAAGCAGATGCGCAGCGATCTCCGGCGCGGGGCGAACGAGGCGATCCGGGCGGTGCGCCGCGTGCACGGCGTCGGCGCCGGGAAGCTGCCCACGATCCCGGTCGTGCAGATCAACGACCCCAGAGTCTACGGCCGGTACTGGTGGGACAAGGCCGGTAACGCCGATAGGATCGAGCTGTCGAAGGTCGATCCGGATTGGCCGGCGATGACGGCCGCCCATGAGATCGGGCACTTCCTGGACCATTCGGGGTTGTCAAAGAAGGGTGTCACCGACAAAGACGACCTCGAGTCCAAGAAGCAGTCGACTCCGACGATGCGCGAGGTCATGAAGGCGATCCGGCAGAGCAAGAGGTACGCGCTCCTGCAGGGCAATTCCTACCTGACCCACGAGGCCGAGTTGTGGGCGCGGGCGTATGCGCAGTATATTGCGTGGCGGAGCGGGTCATCGGTCCTCAAGGCGCAGCTCGACAAGATGCTCACCCACAAAGAACAGGGTGTGCGGGTCCGGCAGTGGCCGTATGATGAGTTCGTGCCGATCGCGCAGGCCATCGACAAGCTCCTGATGAGTCGCAGATGGGCAAGCAGAAAGAAGAAGCCGACGAAACCCAAGCCGTAGACAGCGACTACTCCGGGCGCCCGCTCGAAGATCTGACGCCGGAAGGGGTCCGGGAGTCGCTTGCGAGCGGCAGGGTGCGCCGCGAGGACACCCTCGTCCGCGTCGACGCTGACGGCAACGCGTGGGACGCGTACACCGGCGAGAAGCTGCTGCCGCCGCGCAAGCCATGACCGCCGTCGAAGAACTGGCCTTGCGGATACGGAGCGGCAACGTCGATCC